ATTATTATTGTTATTGTTGTTGGTCAGTGTGCCACTATTAACATTAATGTTGTTGTTAGTGTTGGTTGTACCGCCACTTAATGCGGTATTGTTGTTAGTAGTCACAGTGCCACTATTAACATTGTTAGTGTTGATTGTGCTGGTACTGGTACTTGTGCTGTTAGTGTCAACTAGGCTCTTAGAGTCGTAGCCGCCTTGATTAATAACAGTTTGGCCCGATACTGTCAATGACAATAAGAGGGCAGAGATCCCTAGAATTATTTTTATTTTTTTCATCGCTCGCTCCAAGCGGCAGAAGTTCCGCTTATAATTATTTACGTGGGAGCGAGTAAAAGTTAACCGCTAAGTTTAATCTAAATTAAACTTAGGTATTATTGTATTAATGGTTGTGATTGTTTGGTGCTGACTATGCTAGTTTGTGGGTAGATTTCTTGCATACCATTACTAACAGGATAAGCTGTTTCGATATTTAAACGCATACCTGCTGCATTTAAACTGTCGTTATCAGTGAAGAAGGTAAAAGTAGGAACAGACGCAGTTAAATCTATATATAAAATACCCTTATCTTCTTTATGAGCCATATAGTTGTTAAGTACACCAACGCCATATAATTGTTTTGCTTGGGTGGTATTACCGGCTGTAATTGCTGTAACAATTGCTCCTACGTATTTAGGTGCCTTTACAAATACTTGGTCAAGTACATTTGTTAATTTTGTAGAAAAATCGTTTTTGTTTTCTGATGGGAGTTTTTTATATAACTCACTGAGTTGGTCGATGTTAATGCCTGTCTTAGAGTATAACTTTTTAGTCTTTTTAACTGTAGTTTTTTTAGCTTCTGCTACAGGAGGCACAGCGACTGTTGCAGGCGTCGACGGCGATGTGGCAGTTGGGTTATTTCCCGGAGTTTTAACACCGGCAAGTTGTTGCATTCTTGATGTATCGGCTACTGGTTGTTCTTCAGCAGGTTGTGGTGATTGTTCAGGTTCTTGCAAAAAAGGATCAAATGTTTTAAAAAAGTCAGTAACCGCTGCTTGGTAACCTGATCCTGGTTTAACTTGTCGATCAGTAAATCGACCGGCACCACCATCAGTTGTTTTAACTTCTACAGTACCGAATCCAATTACTTCAATATCGCCCTTGTTAGTTGACGGGGCGGTAATTTTTGGGCTTAATACTTTAAGCATGAATTCGCCCTTTCCCTTGCCCACTCCTGACACCTGCATAAGATCATTGGCCATTTCAGCTACTGCTGGGTTATTGTAACCTTTAACAATGTCTTTAATTTCATGTCTCCCGGACAATAACAAATCAACATCAATCAGTCCACCATTTTTCCATTGTTCTAACATAGAACGTTTATATTCAATCGGTGCGTCTAATCCTACAACATACTTGGCTAGCAGTTCTTTAGCAGATTTAACATCAGTGTCGGTCCAAGTATCAAAACTAGAAACCGTAGCTTTTCTTCGGCCACCTAATTTCATTGAATCAATAATGTCTTCCACTTCCTGCAGACTGTGTTTAGTAGCATCGTCCGGGGGGAGATCTTTAATCTTGTGTGCTATTGCTAGTTTTAAGCTATACAGCGGATCAGTGCCAGGTTCGCCGACGCCCGTAGAAGCAGCATCGGGTTGTGCTGCTTGTTTCTTTTCAAGTAAAAATTCAAATGCTCTCATGCAAGTATTTATCGAAGTTCAGGGAACAGACAATCTTGAATGAACACCTTAACATCCTCTTCGCTCAGCCCTAAACTAACCATAACCTTAGGTGTATGTGGGTTTTGTTTCTGATTTTCACAGTAATAGTTCTGTGCTGCTATTGTATTTGCACCTGCTGTATTGTTAGTTTCTGCAACTTCTAGCAGATATTGATCAATGCCTGTTTTAGCCATGGCAAAGAGCTGTTTTAGCTCTTCTTCATCGCTTACATTACCCGCAGCAACCATACAACCGCTAAAGATACGCTCGGCCCAATCAGGCAGTTTTCGTGTCTTGTTCCACTGTAATTTCTGAGCTTCTTCTGCAAACATATCTAACATGAAATGTTCGCTATCGCCTGCAGGGCTGTAATCGTAAAAACAACCTGTAATTTTATTTTTACCTGCAATTACATCAAATCCAAAGATAGGAGCAGGATTGTGAGTATGCGGAAAAATACAACAATGCATCATCCACAGACCTCTGGTTTCGCGAGCATCAACTACATCAATGTGAGCACGACGATATCGGCTACTGGTCCATACCTTGTTTACCCATCCGGGTTGATTAAAACGTTCCATTCCGGGCTCGTTAATAATACTGCCGGTGGCGTAGAATTTACTTTCGAAATATTGTTCTATTTCAATTAAAGTGTTCCAGACATTACTCATCTTCGGACTCTTCTTTAAAATGTGGAAGATCTACTTCACCCATTTCTTTAAAAAGTCTAGCAGCAAATTCAAAACAAACAATAGCTTCATCTGCCATGTCGTCTGACAGACGAGCACGAATTGCAGTTTTAAGTGTTTCAGAATCTTTAAACTGATACATGAGACCAGCGCCAGGTATACGTTTGGCAATCATTTGCCCGCCTGCAAGATCTCCCATGTGTCGTACATATATGTGACTAAACAATTTCTCAGGAGCAGTCTCTGCAAGATTTTTTATGTAATCAAGATATTCTTTTACCACTGGCAACTCAACCGGTCTTTCTGCTCTGTTGCCCCATATCTCGCGAAAGTCTTCGTTGATTTTAAGACCTCGTCGAATATCTGGTAAATCGTTAAGTTGACCAAACGCCATTGCGTATGTTTCTAATAGATCATAGCATGGATGTTGATTAAACAAGTATGTTGCATACAGATCCGGATTGACTTTTCCAGAAAATAAAATCTTTACGAACGGCTGAGTTTCAGCTGCTTTATGGGCTGCATGTGTTAGGTCTTTGAGACTCATGTTATTCTTCTTCTACTGTAATTTGTAGCGGGAATCCGTTGTCACGTGCAAGCTGTGTACACTCAAGGCCTTTTTGTTCGGCAATCTCAAAAGAAAATATACCAACAACTGCGCTGCCACTGTTGTGAATTTCTAAGGTAAGGTCTCGTGCAACACTTTCTGTGTGATGTAAGATCTTAGTTAATAATTCAATAACAAACTCCATTGGAGTGCTGTTATCGTTAAGAAAAAGAACTTTCCAGCGTTTGGGTTCTTCAATTTGAGATTTAGTTTTTTCGCTGAGTACGATTTGTTCTTGTGACATTATTGGTTAAACTCCGTAAGTGGGGGAATGATCTCCCCCACATGTTTATTATATTACTTAACTTCTACAATGTCAATCACCCGAGCCTTCAGAGCGTCGGGAATGATTCGTTCAATGTTGATAGTCAGTACTCCGTTTTCGATCTTAGCATCTTTAACAATCATGTGTTCTGCTAATGGAAAGCTGCGTACAAAGTCTCTGCTAGACAAGCCGCGATGTAGATACTCGCGTGTTGCAGATTCAAATACTTCACTAGTTCCGCGAACAGTTAGTGTGTTATCTTCAACCTCGACCTGCACATCAGATTTTTTAAATCCAGCCACAGCCATTTCAATACAGTATAGATTTTCATCTAACCGCACAATGTTGTGGGGAGGATAACCTGTTGCGTTAAGGGCACGTAGTTCAAAGTTATCAAACATACGATCAAAGCCAATGAGTGCTCTGTTTAGTTGGGCAAGAGCGGCCGCATCTATTTTAGTTAGTCCGTTCATAATTTCTCCTTTATTAAGCAAGAACGTGAGTGGGGCCCCGAAGGCACCCCACTGATCTGATTTTACTTCTCAGTGAAGGCAGCGTCAACTACATTTTCATCCACAGTGGATGCTTTTGGCTCTGGATTAGTTGTGTTCTCCTTGGCCTTGGCAGCTTCGTGTAGTTTTTGTTTAACTGGTCCAAGAACAGCGTCAAACTTACCAGCAGCATCTTGCATGATACCCGAGTCTGTGCCAGCAATGGCTTCTTCGAGATCTTTAATATAACCGTTGAGTTCAGTTGTCTGTTCCTCAGTAAACTCTTCTTTGTTTTCTTCAATGAATTTCTTATTCATATGCAATTCATTTTCTACGCTATTTCTAATGTCGATAAGTTCTTTTTGTTTCTTATCGTCTTCAGCATTGGCTTCGGCATCTGTTACCATACGTTCAATTTCGTCTGGAGTTAGACCAGAGCTTGCACGAATAGTAATCTTCTTTTCTTTGCCTGTGGCCTTGTCTTTGGCACTCACGTCAAGGATACCATTTGCATCAATATCAAAGGTAACTTCAATCTGCGGAGTACCACGTGGTGCTGCATCGATACCTTCTAGGTTAAACTCTCCCAGCACTTTGTTGTACTGGAAAATTTCACGTTCACCTTGGCCAACTTTGATAGTCACAGCAGGTTGGTTGTCCTGTGCTGTAGAGAATGTTTGTGATGCCTTGGTTGGGATTGTTGTGTTTTTCTTAATGACCTTAGTAAACACACCGCCCATGGTTTCGATACCAAGACTTAATGGTGTAACGTCCAACAATAGAACGTCTGTCTTGTCGCCAGCCAGAACAGCGCCTTGTACTGCTGCACCTGCGGCCACTGCTTCGTCTGGGTTGACATCCTTGCGTGGAGCCTTGCCAAACAATGCTTCAACAGCTTCCTGTACCTTGGGCATACGTGTCTGGCCACCTACAAGAATAACCTCGTCGATATCATCTGCTGTAACACCTGCATCTTTCATGGCAATCTTACACGGCTCAATTGAACGTTGAATCAATGTTTCGACCATGTTCTCAAACTTGGCACGACTGATAGTCACGTTCAAGTGTTTTGGTCCGCTTGCGTCTGCTGTGATGTATGGCAAATTAACGCCAGTACTGGCAGTGCTTGACAATTCAATCTTGGCTTTTTCAGCAGCTTCTTTCAAACGCTGTAGTGCCAGCATGTCTTTCTTGAGATCAACACCGCTTTCTTTCTTGAATTCGTCTACCAAGTGATCCATGATAACTTGATCAAAGTCTTCACCGCCCAAGAATGTGTCACCATTGGTGCTCAGCACTTCAATTTGTTTTTCACCTTCGACGTTGGCAATTTCAATAATAGAAATATCAAATGTACCACCACCTAGGTCATACACAGCAATCTTACGATCACGATTGTCTACCTTGTCAACACCATAGGCCAATGCAGCCGCTGTTGGTTCGTTGATGATGCGCAAAACTTCAAGACCTGCAATTTTACCTGCGTCTTTGGTTGCCTGACGTTGGCTGTCGTTGAAGTACGCCGGTACTGTGATAACAGCCTGTGTTACTTCTTTGCCAAGATAGTCTTCCGCAGTTTTTTTCATCTTGCGAAGAACTTCTGCTGAAATTTGCGGTGGGGCTAGTTTCTCTCCGTTTACTTCGACCCATGCATCGCCGTTGTCTGCCTTGATGATTTTATAAGGCATCAAGTCAATATCCTTCTGTACAGCCTGTTCATCAAACTTACGTCCGATAAGACGCTTGCTGGCGTAGATTGTATTTTTTGGATTTGTTACTGCTTGACGTTTAGCTGTTGCACCTACAAGAACTTCGTCCCCGGTGTAAGCTACAATTGACGGTGTGGTACGTGCGCCTTCGCTGTTTTCGATTACTTTGGCTTTTCCGTTTTCTAGAATTGCCACACAGCTATTTGTTGTACCCAAGTCGATACCGATAATTTTACTCATAATTTTCTCCTTTAATTAAGCGAGTAGTTTTGGGCGTCCTGCCCTTTGTAAAACCCTTACGGCGTTTCACAAAAAATATTTATCTCAAATATTATCAAGATTAGAAATATTGGACCACTTTTTTAACTTTTCTATCTTGGCTCGTTTTGCCCTGTGTAAATTACCCCAGTTGACCATATTGTTGATCAATAGGATATCTACCATGGCTAACAGATCGCCAATTTCTTCTTCTAAGTGTTCGCGATTAGTGTATTCAGTATTGGGTTTAGCATTATCAATACCAAATCTACGTACTTTGCTAACTGCTTGAATTACTTCTGCACATTCTTCTTGCAGAATATCCATTACTTCGTTGTTTTGTTCATCCATATCAACGTTCCCGTGCAAATGGGGCAATATAGTTGCCGTTGCTCATAGTGCTGGTTTGCAGTGTACGGTATACATTTTGTACACCCACTGCTTGATTCCAAGCGTCTTCTAGCGCATGGTGTTTTAAAACTGGAGGACGATTGGGATTAATGCCTAAATCAAAGAGTGTACGGGTGTCGCGAGCTTCCCAGAAACTCCAAGGAATTGCTTTTTCAATCTTGCGGAAATAGTGTTCTAGAATGATAATATCAAAGCCCGAACCATGTGACCATACACGCTTGGCACCCCAACAGAACTTATACAGTTGTTCCATTGCAATTTTAATATCAGCACGATCATCGGGATGAAATGCTTCTTCTTGTGCTTCTGCACTTTGATTAGCCCACCAATCAAGTGTGGCTTGTGAAACGGTTGCTCCAAGGCGGTCACAACTATCAACATCTACTCGTGTATAAAATTTAACACAACTTGGACTGTTTACGTCATCGCCGAACGGGTCAAATTTAACTGCACCGATAGACAAAATAGTTGCCGTGGGCAAAACATCTAAAGTCTCTAAGTCGATCATTACATCAGTTAGTGCCATAATTTTAAGTTCTTTCTATATAGTGAACTTAAAGTATAAC